GAGGCCCTCTCTCGTGTGGAGCGTAGGCCCGACCGTCTCCGCGCCCGACAATTTCACCGGCTCAACAATCACCTACACCCCAGGCACAAACAACCAGAGCGCCACGGCGCATTGGGTCTTCACCAGCGACGGCGTAGACATTGCCGGCACCGAGGACGATCTAACTTTCGTTTCGGACGAGACTTACAACCTCAAGCACATTCGGGCGCGCACATGGGCTGTAGGATGGGCCGGCGCACCCGACCACATCACCGAAGAGATCGTGCTCCTAATCAATGAAACGCCGGTCGGCTTCGACACGATCGACCCGGCGCACATAATGATCGACGAGATCCGCGACCCCGACGACGCGGGAGCTGGCGGCTCCGACACCGGGGCCGGCGTCATCGGGGGCAGGATGCGGCTGAAGACCCATGCCGACTTGGTAATCCCGCCGGGACACTCACTCCGCTGGAACGCCAACATTGACGCCCCAGGCACCTCTGACAATGCCCAGAAGACCAACGTCCTACCCGGCACCACCTACGGCATTTCGTTCTCCTGGGGCGTCGGGGTGGCCGTCTACAATTCTCTCTATCTCCTCCGAGCCTCTGACGGCGTGAGCTTCCCGGCACTGCCTGACACCGGGGACACTACCGCCGCGGATTGGGACGTCGGCATCCTCCCGGCCAAGGCAGCACGAGCCATTACCGAGCACCCGACCGTCTCCGGCCGGGGCACCGTGGTTGTCGAGACCCTTGGCCTCGACGAGGGGGTGGTAGAGGAATTCGAGTGGCCCGCGCTGACCACCGCATCGAGGACACTGGCGCTCGCCGTCACGGCCGACACCGGATCCAGCTTGGCTCGCTACCTGCAACAGAACGTCGGCACCAACACGAACATGAACCAAGTGCACTGGACCGGCTTCATCGGGTGCGCGATGAACAGCCTTTCCGGCGACACGACGACCGACGCGCGGTGCATCGAATGGCTCAACTGGCTCCTCCAGTCATCCAACATGCCATGGTGCGCCAGCCGGCCCGGCGCCGCCAGGGACAGCTACTTCCCTGCCTTCTGTGTCGCGCTGAAGGCCAATGACCGCCTCTGGCCGGGGACGCTGCTCGTCACCCCGACCATGAAGACGAAGATCACCACCATCATCAAGGCGCTGCTCTACGCCAACGCGGCCTATATCAGCGACACGAACACCAACAACCGCACGATCGGTATGCCATCCAACATGCTCGGCTGGACCGGCAACAGCGGGGAGGGCTTCGACAGCCAATTCAACCTCTCCGGCGGCCCGCTCATGGTGGTGGCGAACTGCGCGGCCTTCCTCGGGTTGCCCGAGGCCGCCGCGCTGCTGGAGACGGTCGACATCTCCGACTTCATCACGGAGGTAAACACGAACCTCGGCTCCGGCTCCAACATGGGCATCGCATGGAACTGGCGCACGACCAGCCAGAACGTCGCCTCCTTCTACCGGATGGGGCCGCACGCGAACGCATGGACCCCCGCCCAATTCGAGAGCAGACTTCGCGGCTGGCGCACCGCCGGCTTCGCCTTGACCGACCTGATGAACGTGCTCCTGCCGAACGACAACACCGGGACCTCAGCGAGCGTGAACCTCAACCGGGGCCTGCCGCCGGCCACATTCTCTCAGGGCAGCAATAGCTGGGCCGGGCTTGTCTGGAACCCGCGCTCCTCCCGTTCCTTCTTCGACGCCACCAGCGACTACATCGTCATCGACGGCATTGAATTCGGGATCAGCGACAACACCGCCTTCGCGAACCTGCCGCACAAGGGCGATGGCGACTGTATGCCGATCGAGCTGAACGGCCTCGACGAGGGCACGCGGGCGGCGATGGGCTACATGATGTGGACAATGGCGCAGATAGCCGGATGCTTCCTCGGAGGGGCCATCGCCGGCACCATCGACATGAGCAATACGCGCATGGCCGCCTTCCTGCACCGGTTCTCCAAGGCAGCAACGGTCCTTTGGTATATTGACCAGCAGACCCACCACTCGATCGCCCACATGATTTCGGCGAACGGCGCGGCGGCCGAGCCGACCAGCTATAACGGCGGCCCCGGCGTCAGCCCGTCAGCAGACTGGCAGGACATCCGCGTGACGTGGCGGATGCCGGTCATCCACGAAGTGTTCAAGATGCTTCTGCGGAAGCTGGTGGTGCAGCTTGGCCCACCATCCGCCTTCAGCAGCGCCGCCGCCTGCCTTCGCTGGGAAGGGCGGGGCAGCGCCGCCTGGGCCTATGACGCAGGCGAGAACGCCGGCAAGCTGACCATCTCCGGGGCCGGCGGCGGCGTGGGCAACATGGACGGTCCATGGGCGGGATCCGAGCCGGCCGACTACAACACCGTAGGGCACTTCCGCTTCTTTGCCGGCGTGACGCACCGCATCACGTTCAGGTGCAAGCGCGGCACCTATCCGAGCGCCGCGGTGCTGCTGAAGGTCGGCAGCACGACCATCCTCACGACTGGCGTGCTCACAACTTCGTATGCTGACTACACGGCAGACTATACCCACGGCGCGAGCGACAGCATGGGAGACATATCCATCGTGGGATCGGCCTCCAATACGGGAACTATCTTCTTCCAACCAGCGGAGGTTGGTGGCAGAGCAATCCAGATCAGGCCGCTGTAATGAATTGCTCGCGCGACGACTAGACTGTAATATCCTCCCCGTCTAGGGGGCTGCACGGAGAGGATGTGTGGACAGGAAGCAGGAGCAGGACGCTATGCGGCCCTTTGGAACCAAAGAGGAAGACCGGGACGAGGATAGGTCGATGTCGCGAACCATCGTGGCAGATTGGGGTGTAACCCAGAAGATCCTAAAGGCATTCTACGTCTTCGGCGTAGTGGTGGCAGTCGGCACATGGACCGGCGCCTACGTCCTCTTCGGCATCCAGTCATCCGTGTCAGACCAGAAGACAGAGATCGACGGCATCAGGGTCGACATGGCCCGAGCCAGAGACAGGCGCGATCAGGAAATGTCGATCATCCGAGCGGAGATGCACTCCGCCGACAGCGCCCTAGACGCGAAATTCGTCGCCACCGACGAGCGAGTTGACAGCCTCTTCGAGGAGCAGGCCACCACCAAGGAAGCCATCGCCGGTATGCGCGCCCAGATGTCGACAGGTTTTAGCAATGTCGATGGCGACCTGGGTGTGATACAAAGGCAAATGGATGGCTTCCTGGGGGGAAATCATAAGTGAACCGCGACACCTTCTACGCTCGTCTCCGCGAGACGCTATTCAAGGGCGGCCTGAAGCAAAGTCACGTCGACACAATCAACGCCATCCTCGATGAAGCCGAGCACCGCAACACCCTCCTGACCCGCCTAGCCTACATCCTCGCAACCTCGCGTCACGAGCCGGGAGAGAGCATGGTGCCGGGCGAGGAGAACCTTTACTACACGACCGCGAAGCGTATTCGCGAAGTGTGGCCCTCCCGCTTCCCCACGCTCGAAACCGCTACTCCCTTCGTCAAGAACCCGAGGGGCCTAGCGAATAAGGTCTACAATGGCCGGCTTGGGAACCGGGAGGGTTCCGACGACGGATGGACCTACCGCGGCAGGGGCCTCGCCCAGATCACAGGCCGGGACAACTACCAGCGCGCGGGCGCGAAGATCGGCCTCGACCTAGTGGCATCGCCTGAGCGCGCCAAAGAGCTGAGCATCGCGGTAGACATCCTGTTTTCCGGCATGGAGGAGGGGTGGTTCACCGGCATCACCCTCGACGACGTTGACGGGACCAAGAGCTACGTCGACGACCGCAAGGTCATCAACGGGGCCGACCAAGCCAGTCTGATCGCCAGCTACGCGACGGCCTTCGAGAGCGCCCTCAAGGCGGCCGGTTACGCCACCGTCTCCCCGCCGGCCAACACCGTCAACCTGACCGCCGAGGAGCTGGCCGAAGCCCGCCGCTGGCTCATGTGGCGCGCGGCCGCACCGGCTGGAGCCATCGAATGGCTTCGCGCCATGCCGAAGGAGATTGCCTGATGCTCTGGAAGGATCTCGGAGCCAAGCTGCGCAGCGGCGGCCTACAGGCCCTTGGAGCGGCACTGGCAGGCCCGGGTGGTGCAGCGGCGGGTGCCCTGCTGGCTGAGCGCCTGGGCGCGGCTGAGGCCGACCCTGAGGTGGTGGTGCAGGCGATAGAAGCCGACCCTGCCTCCGCCGACATCCTGACCGACCTCGACGTCGAGATGGAGAAGCAGCGGCGCGAGACAATGGTTGTGGCCGCCGGCATCTCGAAGGAGGAGATGGCCGTGCAGGAGGCCAACATCCGCGAGGCCCGCCTCTCCCCCGACATGAACCCGACGCGCGAGCGGATGGCCTACATCACGCTCGGGGTGCTGGTCGTCTCCCTCGCGGCACTGGTCGGAGTGGAAGTCATCTGGGACGTGCCTGACATGGTGCTTGGCCTCGCGGTCGGGATCATCGGCGGCTTCGCGACCAACTACCAAAGCATGACCTCATTCTTTTTCGGCACCTCTTCAGGTAGTGCCGCCAAGGAGCGTGCCGCCGCGGTGGAGCGCATCATCGACAAGAGCAAGGAGTGACCATGAAACGTGCACTGGTATTGTCGGCGCTGGCCCTTGGCCTTCTGGCCGGCTGCGGCGAAGGCTTCGATCTGGACGGCATCATCACGCCGGAAGAGCGCACTTGCCTCATTCAGGGCGGCGCGGCAAACTTCGACAAGATGACGATCGAGCAGGCGAAAGTGATCGCCGAGGGATGCGGGGTGACTGTTGAGGAGTTGGTGGCTGCCGTCGTCGCCGCCACCGAGTAACCAGTCTATCGACCCCGTGTGCGGCGCCGTAGGTAACCCCCCCCACCTACGGCGCCGTTTCTTATGTAGGACAGGGAAATGCCGACCGCATATGAGGTAGAGCGCTACCGCAAGCTGCTGGAATACGAGCTTGCAATTCAGGATGCGCAAGATCGGCTCCTCCCCTTCGCTCGCTTCACCATGCCGAACGAGCGCTTCCCCGATGACCCCGACAAGACCATGCGCCTGCCCGGTCGGCACTTCGACCTCATGGCAGACTTCATGGAGCGGGTGGAGCGCGGCGAGGTGAAGAAGGGCATCATCAATGTGCCCGTCCGGCACGGCAAAACCGAGCTGTGCACTTGGCGCACGACGGCATGGATGACCGGCCGAAATCCGGAGTGGGACATCATTGTCGCCACCTACGGCGAGGAATTCGCCAAGGACTTCGCCACCCACGTCAAAGACATCATCAACTCGACGCGCTACCGCCAGATCTTCCCCGACTACTACCTAGTGAAGGAAGGCGCGCAGCAGCTAACCAACAACATCGGGAAGAACCTGTTCTTCCTGGGCCGGCGCTCGCCGACGACCGGGCGCGGCGGTAACGCTATCCTTGTCGATGACCCGATCAAGGACGACCGCGAAGTCACCTATCAGGCATATCGAGACGACGTTTGGGCTTGGTTCACCAAGACCCTCCTGACCCGCCGGCACAACGACGACGCCCGGATCGTGGTAACCTCCTCGCGCTGGCACGAGGACGACATCATCGGCCGCATCACCGACAAGACCAACCCGGCCTACTCGAAGGAATTCGCCGAAGGCTGGGAGCTGCTGAACCTGCCGGCACTGTCAGAAGGCGACGGCGACCCCCTGGGCCGCAAGGCCGGCGAGGCCCTGTGGCCGGAGCGGTTCAAGGCCAGCTACCTGAAGGAGATGCGCTCGATCGACGCCACAGCCTTCAGCGCGCTCTACCAGGGCGACCCTACGCCGGAGAACGGCATCTTCTACCAAGCGGACGGGATCCACACCTACGACCGCGGGGAGCTGCCGGAGGAGGGCCTGAAGTGGTTCTGCGCCTCCGACCACGCCGTCGACCTCAAGCAGGTATCAGACCCGTCGTGCATGGGAGCCTTCGCGGTCGGACAGGACGGCACCGCCTACGTCCATTGGGATCTGGTGTGGAAGCGGATCAACACGACCGATGCCGTCGAGGAGATGCTTCGGCTCATTCGGACCTACAAGCCGCTCTGGTGGTATGCGGAGAAGGGTCACATCAGCAAGGCGATCGGTCCTTTCCTCAAGAAGCGGATGGAGGAGGAGGGCCTGTTCTGCCCGATAGTCGAGGATCCGCCCGTGTCCGACAAGATGCAGCGGTCGCAGTCAGCCCGCGCCCGCGCCGCCCAAGGCAAGATCCGCTTCCCGGCCTTCGCGCCATGGTGGCCCCGCGCCAAGCTGGAATTGCTCAAGTTTCCCAACGGCCGGCACGATGATTTTGTGGACTTCCTCTCCATCATAGGGATGAAGCTACAGACGCACGTTTCTGGTAACGTGCGGGAGAAGAAGAACGCGCCCATGCCCGGCTCCTGGGCGGCGCTCAAGGCGGAATTCGCCCGCGGTGACCGGGCAGCGGAAGGACGCGGAGGCTGGTAGATGGAAAAGATCGAGCGCACGGCTGAGACGGTCAACTACGACGAGGCGCGCTGCGCTCGCGTGAAGGAGCTGATCGAAACCGTCAAGGAGGACATCGAGCACTGGAAGGACGACCACGACCGGATGCGCGCCAACCGCAAGTTTGCCCGCGGCCTCCAGTGGCCGGGCACGAAGCGGAAAGACCTCAAGGATCCAAACCGGCCCTACGTCGCCAACATCACGCTCCGGCACCTGAAGCAGCGCACCGCCTCGACCTACGCCCGGAACCCGAAGTGGACGTGGCGCAAGAGCAAGCGGATGTATAACACCATCTGGGACGGCACCGCGGGGATGCTTCAGCAGGCCACCATGGCGCTCATGGCGGCCCAGCCTCAGCCGGCCGCACCAGCGGCACCGGGGATGCCGGCCCAGGCGCCCATGCCCCCCTCCCCGCAGGCCATGCAGCAGGCCATGCTGGCACAGGCGGTGCTCAAGGAAGCGGCCGACTACGCCATGATAAGCCGCAAGCTGGACCGCTTCGGCGAGACGCTGGCGACCCTGTTCGACTATTTCATGCGCGAGCAGATCCCGACGACCAAGGCGATGATGAAGCGGCTGGTGCTCCAGCAGGGGACGTGCGGCTTCGGCGTGGCGAAGATGGGCTTCCAGCGCCTTCCGCCCATGCCGGCCAACCCCGATCAGGCAGCGCGCCTCATGGATGCCCGCTCCCAGCTTGAGACGATCAGCCGCATCTCCCAGGACTTGCAGGAGGACGAGATCCAGCCGACAGACGCCGAGGTTGACCGGCTGAAGACGCTCGTTGCCGACCTCGAAGCCAGCGAGAAGATGCTCCTCCGGGCCGGGCTGGTGATGTCATATCCCGACCCGCTCAACATCATCCCGTCGAAGAAGATGACCTACCTCCCCGGCTTCGTTGGATGCCCGCACGTCACCGAGCTTTTCCACCTGACGAACGACGAGATCAAAGAGATCTACGCGAAAGATCTGAAGGGCAGCTTCAGGCGCTACCAGTCGACCGACCCGGCCAACAAGACCGGCAACCGGGAAGTCTACAAGCAGAACGACAAGGGCGACTGCGCCCGCGTCATGGAGATCTGGCACAAGGGCGACGGCAGGGTCTACACGGTTGTCGAGGGGTATGACGACTACCTCCGCGAGGAGCAGCCGCGCCCCTGGACCGAGCGTTTCTGGCCGCACTTCACCTTCGCGCCGAACGCCACCGATGACCCCGACACCCCCATGCCCCCGTCCGAGGTGGAGCTGATCGACACCCAGCAAATGGAGATCAACCGGGCCGGCGAGGCGCTGCGCGACCATCGCTATGCGGCGCGGCCCGGGCACGTCACCGCCGGCACCATGGACGATCAGGACGCAAAGCGCATCCAGGGCCGCTCGGCGCACGATGTCATCCCGCTCGCGGGGCTGGCACCAGACGGCGACGTGTCGAAAATGCTCCAGCCTTTCCCGACCGCCGCCATCGACCCGGCACTCTATGACACCTCGCCAGCCTACATGGACATCCTCCGCGCCAGCGGCACCCAGCAGGCCAACCTGGGGCCGACCAGCTCCTCGACGGCAACCGAGGCATCTATCGCCTCCGCCAGCCGTGAAGTGACGGACGAGAGCGCGATTGACGAACTGGACGACTTCCTTTCCGAGCTGGCGCGTGCCGGCGGCCAGATCCTCTTGCAGGAGATGACGACGCCGGAGGTGATGGATATTGTCGGGCCGGGCGCCGTGTGGGAGGTGATGGACCGGGACGCCATCGCCAAGGAAGTCTTCCTTGAAGTGGAGGCTGGATCCTCAGGCCGGAAGAACCAATCTCAGGAAGTGCAGACCCTTACCCAGATTGCGCCGCTGATGATGCAGACCCCCGGCTACTCGGCGGAATGGTTCGCCCGGCACATGCTCAACCTCCTCGACCCGCGCATCATGCCGGAGGACGCGCTCGAATATGGCGCCCTGTCTATCCAAGCGCAGAACGGGCTGGCACAGGCCACGGCTAATGCAACGCCGATCGGAGGGGCACCGGTAGCGCCTGTGGGAGCGGCGCCGGAGGCCCAGGGGCCGCAGGGCATCGCCAACGCGCCTACCCCTCAGCCGGGAGCCGGAGCGCCCACTCCCCAGCCGCCCAGGCCGAACGAAGCGCCTACATCAGTGATGTAGTGCATTTGCCCCTTTTGTGGGCTATTCATAGTGCGTCGAGATCAAAGGGACGCTTATGACACTCGAAGATGGACAGGTGGAGGCAGGAGCCGAAACCTCTCAAGTGGAGGCCACAGCCTCCCAGGTGGAATTGCCGGCTGCACCAGCCGTGGCGGAAGAGGCTTCTGCATCGCCAGCAGAGACGGACGACACTCGCTCCCTGGCCGAAAAGGTAAGGGACGACTTCCACAAGAAGTATGGGGACGAAGCTACCCCGCCGGCAGGGCAGGAGCCTGCGCCGAAGGAAGCTGCGCCGACCGCTCCCGAGGAAACGTCGACCGAGCAAAAGCAGGACGACGATAAGGCCACGCGCCTTCCTGATGACGTGTTCAATGCCCTCCCTCCCGAGGCGAAGCGCCGCATGGGTTACCTGACCGATCAGGCCCGCCGCGCCCGCAAGGAAGCGGAGACGCTTTCGGCCGAAGCGGACACCTACCGCGGCAGCCACGACACCCTGATGCACCTCCAGAACTACATCTCGGATAACGCGATGGAGGCGGAGGACGTCACCAACTCACTCGGCATGACGGCGCTCTTCAAGAGCGGTGACTTCGCCGGGTTTGTGGCAAAGATGAAGCCGTTCTACGACTTCGCTTTGCAGGCGGCAGGGATGGCGGTTGCGCCCGATGTCCAAGAGCTGGTCGACCGCGGAGAGATCACCTCCGAGGCCGGCGCGAGGCTCACCAAGGCCGAACGTGAGCGTGAGGTTGCAGCAGGCAACGCCCAGCGGGCTACCGCGACGGCGCAGCAGCAGCAGCAGACCTCCGCCCGAGCGAACTTCGTCGCCAGTGTGAAGGCCGCAGTCGAAGGCCAGATCGCCGCGCTCAGCCAGAGCGACCCTGACTTTGCCCTCAAGCATCCAGCCGTCCGCGACACGTTCAGGGACATGCTGGCTGGGGGCTGGAAGCCCAAGACGCCCGAGGCCGCCGCGGAGATGGTAAGGAACATCACCCAGCGAATTCAGGTGCCACGGCCTCAGGCTACCCCGCAGCCTACCCTTCGCCGTCCGGATGGCGCGCAACCCACGTCAACGCGCGCAGTCCCGAAGACCTTGGCCGAAGCTGTTTTGGCCGGGTATGAGGAAAGCCTGCGCGCCTAACCCATAGGGCACGCCTACCATGTCACTCGAAGGCTTTAGCGCGGATCAGGTCGCGCACATCGCTGCCACCACCCTCGACTTCTACGTTCGGGGCAAGCTTCACGAAATCGGCATTCAGGATAAGCCCCTGCTTGCCGCTTTCGAGAGCGCCATGAAGCCCTACACCGGGGCCAAGGAGAACATCTCCCTCCCCGTCCGGTTCGACCGTGGGGCCGGCGGCGTCAACGACGGCGTTCAGGGCTTCAGCGGCGCCGAGCAGGTCCACTTCTACTCGCCCGGCGGAGCCAAGCGCGCCAACTACGTCTGGCGTGAGCACCACATCGGCTGGAAGATGACCGAGACGGAGCTGAAGACCCAGGGCATCCTTGTGTCCGACGAATTCGGCAAGCAGCGCCGTGGCCCGAACGACCGGGGCTTGGTCATCCTGACCAACATCTTCGAGGCGGCGATGGCCGACTTCGGGGATCGCTACGCGGTCACGATGAATGCCCTGCTTTGGGGTGATGGGACCACGGACGCGGCGGCGCTCCATGGCATCCGCGCCTTCATTCAGGACATCCCCACGGTCGGCGCGGTCGGTGGCCTCTCCGGCGGCGTGAACGAGAAGTGGCGCAACCGGTCCCGCACCGCGGCCTTCTTCGGCGCCGGCACGTTCGACGCGGATTGGGGCGGCAACAAGGTCACCTCCGCCCCCACGAACGGCGGCGTGCTGCTCCAGATCCTCCAGAAGGATCTTCGGCAGCTCCGGCGCTACGGCGGCAACCCCAACCGCTTCCATGCAGGGTCGGACTTCATCGACGCGATGGAAGTGGAGATGCGGGCCAACGGTCAGTATTCCCAGACCGGCTTCACCAAGAAGCAGGACGGGAGCATGGGCGAGATGATGTTCAAGGGCATGGAGGTGGTCTATGACCCCACCCTCGATGACCTGGGACGGGCCAAATTCGCCTACATCTGGGACGACCGCCGGCTCTACCTCCAGAACCTCGAAGGCGACTGGAAGCGCACGCGCAACCCCGCCCGCCCCTACGACCAGTTCGTGTTCCATGAGAGCATGATCTGCACCGGTCAGGTGGTGTGCGACCAGCGTGATTGCTCGGAAGTCATCGAGATCAACTGATCTACCAACCAGGGCGGCCTTCGGGCCGCCCTACAACCCACGGAGACGACATGAAGATCGAGACGGTATCTGCCCTATTCGGCGTTCGGGAGAAGCCGGAGCACGAGTTTTTCAACCTCGCCACGATGAAGTTTCGCGTCCCCGTGACCGAGCTTCTGATCCACATGAACGAGAACGGCGAGGACAGCATCCGCGACGTGGTGGTTGACGGCACCCTCGACACCAACCGCAAGGCTGAGCACGAGCGGCTGGCGCGCATCTATCGTCGGGAGATCCTGCATCAGGTCTACCCCAACCAGATGACCCCGCTCCCCCTGCGGCTGGCCGACATCGACATCGAGCCGAGCTACATGGGCACCCCGCGGCCGCTCCCGGTAGAGGAGCCGGCAGAGGCGCCCGCCGCGCCCAAGGCCAAGGCAGTCGATCCCTTCCGCGGGACCGTGAACGTCAAGGCGGAGAAGGACGCCATCCGCAAGCGCCTCGACGAGCTGGACTACAAGACGCCCTTCGGCAACTTCGGGATCGAGAAGCTTCGCGGCTTCCTCGCCGAGGCCGAAGCCAGCATCGCGGCGTAAGCCATGAGGCTCGGCATCGACCGCTCCGTGCTGCGGAACGAGGTGCTGATCGAGGCGCGGTTGTCGACGACTTCCGCGCACTCAACCCAGCATGTCGAACGCATCAACCATCTCCTGAACCGGATGGAGCGTCAGCTCCAGACCCGCTATTCGTGGCCCCAGCGTCAGTTTGAAGAGGAGGTGGTGATCGCGGCCGACGCGAACGAGGCGGCCATCCCGGTCGGCATGGCGGTCTATACCAACGTGCTGGAGATCTGGTGCCTATACGGCGACGAGTGGCTGCCGATGGCGTCGGGCATAGGCGCCGCCGAGCGCTCTACCTTCGGGCCTGATGACCGCGACACCCCGATCAGGCGATATGAAGCCATCTGGGATAGCGACCCCTACGCCGTCGAGACGTGGCCGATCGGCAACGTGGAGCAGACCATCCGCTTCACGGGCGACCGCACCGCCGGCAACATGGTCGAAGACACGGACGGGTGCGTGCTGGACGGCGACGTGCTGGTGCTGGAGACGGCCGCCGCTTTGATCGAGAAGAGCGACAAGGAGACGGCCGCCACCCTCCGCGCGCAGTCGTCCATGCGGATTGCCGACCTCCTGAAGCGCAACCGCATCAAACAGCCCGTGCCGAACCTAGCGACCCGCCCGGGCCTCTACCTGCCAAGGGCCGGCGTCGACTACATCCCGCCCGGAACCCCGTGGTGACATGGCCCAATTCGTCATTGAGAATTTCGCGAACGGCCTGGACCTCCGCCGCTCGCACGACACCGCACCGCCGGGCAGCCTGCGCACGCTGAACAACGCCTTCATCAACGAAGGCGGCGAGATCGAGAAGCGCAAGGCTTTCGTCATTCACGCCGCCCTGACCGCCTACGGGCAGACCGCCAACTACAAGGGCAAGATCGCCGGCCCGTGGCAGGTAGGCAACCGCAACGACGCCGTGATCTTCCGGCACCGGCACAACAGCCTGCCCAGCACCGGATGGGTGGCGGGCGCCGGCACACTGGCGATGCGAATGGCCGTGTCGACCAAGCCCATGCTCCATGCATGGGCGATGAAATCCACCGTCGCGCTCGGCGCCGGCTTCGGCTCATGCTTCCGGGTCAACGCAGCCTGCCCCTCCGGCGATTACGTCTATGTAGTCGAGAGCTACCAGACCCCCACCTTCACCCCCGACGACAACCAGCAGATTGAGGTGCAGATCTCCAACACCTTCACCGACAACGGAGAGCCGATCGCGGAAACTCACATCACCGCCAACAACAATTTCATGGCCATGGCCGTGCTGAAGGATAAGGGCTATAACGGCGGCGGGAACACCTTTAAGGCATCGGCGGTAGGCGACCCAGGCGACATGGCCGGCACCGGCTCGGGCTCGATCGACGTGCGCAGTCAGGGCCTCCCCATCGGGACCGTCTATCAGCTCGGGGAGTATTTCGGGCAGCTCCTCGTGTGCGGCCAGAAGGGCACGCAATTCTGGGACGTCGACGCCAGCTTCGCCCAGAACCAGTATCTCCGCACCATCCCCAACTCTCTCCTTGGCAGCCAGACGAACGGCGCCCGCTCAGTGACCGGCTACGGGGACGGCGACGTGCTCTTCCTCAGCCGCAGCGGCATCCGCTCGATGCAGGCACGGGACAGCTCCAACTTCGCCAAGGTGAGCGACGTGGGCTCGCCTATCGACGCGCTCATCAAGACTGCCCTCAACGTGGCTGACGCGCCGAACGAGACGACCGATGGCAGCGTGCAGAACGCCAACGACTTCTTCCACACGGCCATAGGCGTCGTGCACGGCGGCAGCGGTCAGTTCTGGCTCTTCCTTAAGGAGAAGGTCTACGTCCTCTCCAACTACCCGAGCGCCAAGGTGCGAGCGTGGTCGACCTTCGACATGCCGACCCCGACGCCGGCCAACCTGACCACCAAGAACGGCGTCGCGAAGGGCCGCTGGTGCGGGGATGCCTGTTCCATCCGCGATGACATCGTGCTGCGCAACTTCGCCGACGAGGTTTACTTCTACGGGGGCACCGACACCGGCACCTATGATACGTCGGCGGTCGAAGTCATCACCCCGCACATGGACATGGGGCGACCGTCAAGTATCAAGCAGATCACCGGCTTCGACATTGCCTGCGTCGGCACATGGACGCTGGAGGCGAGCCTGAACCCACAGAACATCGCCTGGGAGACGGTGGCGACCTTCACCAACTCGACGTTCTGCAACACCGGCATCATCCCCTATGAGGCGAAGTGCAGCCACATGGCCCTGCGCCTCACCAATTCGACCGCGGAGAAGGCCATCCTCGGGCAAATCATCGTGCTCTATGAGGGCGGCGTCGGGGAGGAGAAATGATGTTTGCAGAGCCGTCCTTTGCCGAGATCCACTATGTCTGCCAGAGGATGCGCGAGCGCAGTCGGCAGGAGATGTTCATGCGCTGGCCGAATGATGACCCGACCGACCTCGCCGGCTTCTACTTCCAGAAGCGGGGCTTCATGTGGGCCGGCTACCATGACGGCGTGCCGGCGGCGATCATCGGCGGCTATCCGATCGCCGAGGGCGTGTGGACCCTTTTCGGCTTCGGGACCGACGCCTACGCGCGGATCCTATCCACGGTGACGAAACATGCGCGGCGGTTTATGATGCCGGCAATCGAGAACGCGGGGGCAACACGGGCCGGGTGCATTTCACCGGTCGACCATGTGGATACGCATAGGTGGCTCAAGTGGCTCGGCGCCAAAGAGGAGCAGACGCTCCCTGCCTACGGCAAGAACGGCGAGGACTGCATCGTCTTCGCATGGACAAAGGAATAAGCCATGTGCGGCGGTAGCAAGCCAGAGGTGGATACGAGCTTCCAAGACTTCAGCATGGAGGAAGCCAAGCGCGCCCGCACGGAAGAAGAGGCTCGGAAGAAGCGCATCGACCTGGGCATGAAGCAGATTGCGGCGGTCTTCGAGGGCGGCACGGCGCCGGGCGCTCCGGTCAAGGCGAAGGGGGCGTATGACCCCAAGCAGACCTACCACCTCGATGACGGCACCAAGTGGACGCCGGCCCCGCAGGGCACGAAGAAGATAGCGGCGGCGGCCAACACGTCTTCCACCGGCAAGCCCGTTGGCCTGCTCCCAGGCTACAGGAAGACGCCGGACGGCTACTACGTGAACCGCTGGGGCGGGCGCGTGGGCAGGGACGTTGCCACAGGGAGCCGTGCGGATCCGCACAACAAGGGATCGCGCGCCACCCCAATGAAGACGGTC